TTTGCTCATGGCGTAAGGTACAAACTCGACCATAATATTAACAGTGCTACCACTAGTAAGCTGAAAGCCTTCCGGTAGTAAGTTAGCATTAGAGTCAAACTGATCTGGCACAGGTACAATTCTATTGTTGTACTGGCCTTTGATATTAGTAGACCCTTCCCAAGTACCTTCATCGGTCTCCTTAAATAGTTCAACAGGAGCCTTTAGTTCTTCAGGCCAGTTTGGTCTACGACTGCCCGCATAGATTTTCTCCATACGTGTGTACAAGTCTTCAGCTACGGACTGCTCCATGATAAAGTTTACCTTGTACTGTGCGCCCGCATCGGTGGGTTTGCATTCGACCCAACCACCTTTCTCACCCGCTTTATCGTCGTACCGATATGTCTTATCGATCTTTGGGTACATTGCAGTTACATTTGCGATGATAAATGTCTCATTCGCCATTTTGTTCTCCTTCTATAAAGTGCGCCTCTATGGACGCTAGATTGTAGCGGTATGTTTCTTTTCCCGCCTTGATATACGAGTTACGAGGTATTTTACTATCTCTAACCCACCCTCGTACCGTTGATGGTGAAACACCAAAGTACTCTGCTAATGTTGATGAATCAACATATTTATTTGTGATAGATTGAAATCCTACTTTATCTGTCATTTGCTTGGTTTCCTTACTGTTACTGACACATCTACAGATTTGTTTAAACCCTTTGGTAGTTTATCAGGGTTGTCTTCAAGAAATTCGCGTAGGTTGGACTGATTTATCCTACGATCAAGCAATTCGGGAACTCTATTTTCTAAGACAAACGCATGGAAGTGATCCCAGTCGTACGTCCAGTATTTCTCCTTGCTTGTTTTATATACTAAGCCTTCGGCAGTCCTAACGCTCTCAACACCATGTTCATCACAGTAGTCAAGCAATGCTGACTTGAGTTGAGTTTGCGCTTCTATAAGTTCGGCGTCCTCTTTCTTAAATTTAGCAGAAAGCTCTGATCGCTTCGCTCTAATGTTTAAGTATGCGCTAGTTAAGCTCTCTATAGATACACTCACGATTGATTCTCCATTATACGCTTGTTATTGCTCTACACGTGATATAGTGAGTAAACGCGCACTAGTCAAGTAGGTCTTGATAAAGATTTATTATCTGCGAATGCACGTCTATCTTTTTATCTAATAGTGTGTACATTCTGCGTTCTGCCACAGAGCCTTCTAACTGAATAACTGTACATCTGTTTTTCTGGCCCGCTCGGTGTACCCTAGCGTTTGCCTGTGCATACGTCTCCAGAGAAGGAGTTGGCGACCACCACACCACAGTGTTTGCAGCCGTAAGAGTTACCCCATGTGCAGCACTCTGTGGTTGGATAACCAAGGCCCGGGGGTTCTTATCTTCCTGAAATCTCTTAAACGTGTCTGCACGTTTTGTAGCACTCACGGCCCCCTGAATGATCTCTGTGTTTATACCGTCCTTTCGTAGACGGTCAGTTAGTATTTGTATGGTGTGTTTGAAAGGTACGAAGATAAGCACTTTGTGTTCGGTTTCGTCTATGACCTCTTTTAAAACTTTATATCTGTTGTCTATGTCGAACGCTATTACGCTGCCGTCATCTGTGTATGCCGCACCAGAACTTATCTGTAGGAGTTTGTTTAATGCTACCGCAGCATTAACTGCTGTTACGCTATCATGTGATAGTTCTAGCACCATCTCCCGTTTTAGTTTGTCGTAGTACTTCTTCTGTTGTGGAGTTAACGCCACCCTACGTTTTGTATACAGCATGTCGGGTAGATCCATGCACTGTTCTTTCGTAAATCGAATCGCGGGTTGCAGAGCAGCATGAACCACATTCACAGCGGATGGCTTTGGAACCCAAGTAAATCTAGATACTTGTTGCATTACTTGATCCCTAAACCCACTGAAGAACCTTGGTACGCTTAGAGGGTTTACAAGTTTAGCTAACCCGTACGCATCTAACGGGCTTTGTGCTGCGGGTGTACCCGTCATCATCCACAGACCACACCCTGTCTTCTCAACAATGCGATTCAACACTTTCCATCGCTGTGACTGTGGGTTCTTGTAGTGTGTGGCTTCATCTACAATTATCAGGTCGAACCCTGCTTTCTTTATAGAGTCCTCTACGATTTTTACACCGTCATAGTTTATCATTACGAAGTGCGTACTGCTGAACAGTACTTTTTCTCTCTTAGACTTCTCTCCGTGTGCTATGTCTGATGTTCTGTGCGGCGCAAAGGTTTGTATGTCTTCTTGCCATGCACTGTCCATGATTGACAGGGGGCATATTACTAGCACCCTATGCAGTATGTTTTGTTCCATTAAAAAATCTGCCGCCCAAATAGCACTGGCAGTTTTTCCTGTGCCTTGTTCGTTAAAGCAAAAACCTTTTTTATTTTCAGTTAGAAAAGTTGCTGTTTTCTTTTGGTGTTGAAACGGCTTGTACTCTCCCGTCCAGTTATACAACTCATCCATAAGCGTGGTAACTGGCCTCGCATTCGCATTTCCCAATTTGTTCTCCTTGTTATTATCAATAATAACTTACTTCTTTTTTCTCGGTTTACTCATACGCCCACCAGCGGCTCTATTTTTCTTTGGGCTTTGTAGAGTGTAACCGTCTTTATTTGAGCCGCCTCTGCTTAATGCTTTCTTGTGTGCAATATCCTTACCTTTACGATTTACTTTTTTCTTATCCAGACTTCTCCTCGCACGTTGACGTTCCATGCGGGCCTCGTGTTCGCCTCTGGCTTTCTGTTGTTTGTACTCTTTCTTGTATGGTCGTGGTTTATTTTTGTAAGGCATGGTTAGTTCCTTCCGTTGTGGACACATTCTAGTACGGGGCAGTGATGGTAACACAACCCTGAAGGTCTCGGGTTCCATACATCTGTCTCATATGCTTTTTCCATTCTAGCATACTTCTTTAACCATTTCCCCCACAAATCGAAACTATTCTCTATTTTGTATTCGGCTTCTATCATCTCATTAGAAACGACAAACAGTAGGGCGGCATTGATATGTTTTACATCTGGGAATTTTTTAAAGATGCTCAAAGCCATAAGTTCAAGTTGCCCTTTGTCAGCATACTTTGCAGACTTACCTGTCTTGTAATCTACAATCCATGCTCGCTCCCCCAACGTATCTACGATGGCGAGATCTACAATACCACGGAACCAGACATCTTTGTCTTTGAAGCCACAAGGTTTCAGGTCTCTGGTAAGTCCTAATCTTTGCTCGGTTAACTTCGTACCCCTGAACGCTCGCAGCTCGTCGAGAGTTCCTTTAACGTACATAAACTCGTCTGGAAGTGGTTTATTCTCTCCAATATAATCTTCTGCCGCCTTGTGCATTGCAGTTCCGTACGTCATCGCATCTGTCTGAACGACAGGATATTCACCTAATACAGTCACATGATAAAACTGTTTGGGGCAAGTCTCGAAAGACTTTAATCTGCTAAACGACCAAGTTGTCATTCGCAATCTCCATAACTCTTACCCAGACCACTCTCACAGTCTATGGGTAATCCAACGGCCCAGTCAGGTGTCGTACGCATACAGCTCTCTATGTATTCTTGCGCTTCCGCAGCGAGCTGGTCAGGTACGCAACATACGATACTATCATGGACGGTTAATACTACTCTATATTTTTTAGCTATTTGTAGCATCTGATACCCTATAATACAACGAGCAATAGCTTGGCATACATTCTCGACCACCTTGCCACCATATATTCTAGTGCGACCTTGGCGTGTTTTATAATGGTATTCAGTTCGCCCGCCTTCCGTCGTAGCGTCTAGATCAGTGTAAGACATCTCTAGCTGTGATGGTAACACGATGGACCGGGAAGGCACGTTAACGTCAAGCACTCCAGATCGACCAAACCTGAACAGGCTGTCGTTGTGCATTTCTTTTATGCACCTGTTTGCCGCTTGCCATAAATCTCCAATGTATGGGTACGTCTCTCTGTATACAGATATAATCCGCTTTGCCTCCGCCTCGGGTACTTCATATCCAAAGGTCTTGAGTTGCGCCCCGAACTTCAGATACCCCATGCCATACCCTGCGCCCAAGATTGTAGTCTTTCCTACAAACCTCTGGTCTTTGGTAACTTGATCTTCGGGGACGGCGTAGATAGAACTAGCCATCTTTACATAGACGTCTTCACCGTTGGCAAACTGATCAACCAAGTCGTCCTGTTCAGATAGCCAAGCTAATACCCTTGCTTCGATCTGAGAACTGTCTGCATCTATAAGAGTGTGACCAACTGGGGCAATGATTGCTTTCTTTAACTTCTTACC